ACTGATTTATACAAAACAGGTCACTTTAAAAGATTCTGACTCTTACGAGCGAGGTTTTGGAAAAAACCCACGGCGAAAATCGCCATGGGAAAAAGTTAACCTACTACATTAATACTGCTGGCTGCAGTACCTTTGTACAGAACTTAGAAAGCGATTTTCTGTTCGTTTTAGAAACCCGGTCGAACCGGGAACCCCACCCACCAGACGAGTGAAGTTTTTATGACGAAACATGATTACGTATCGGACGCCGATGGAACTGAAGTAGTCACAAAGACACGAGGCGTACAGAGATAGAATACTGGATTGAAGTCTACCCCAGCACTATAGAACGTTTCGATCGCAGGCCAATCGAACGCAGATGCATTCGACGTGGTAATTGCGAATCGAGCACGTACAGTATAGTGATCATGGAAACGCGTAGACCGCTTGTAGTCATAGTCACGAACCGTATGGAACGCTGCATAAAACCGAAGCGGAAGATATTGAGGAAGATTGACCGACAGAGCACTTTGAGTGTTTGGATTGGTCACACTGGTTCCTCCACCAGATAAAAGCGGATTGTTATTGCTCTGACGCTGTAAAGAGGAGCAAGGCGTACCCGTCAAAGCAAAGGTATCAGTACGGCCGTTGAAGTTGCCTGAGGCACCATCTCTGACCGCATTGTACCATCGAGCTACAGACAGATGATCTATAACTCGGGCATTGGAACCGCCCTTCAGGGGGTTAACGTGGAGTGTGGTAGAACCACGATATCCGACGAAACATTCTAGTGTCCAGTCAATTGGATTGTTCTGACACCAGAAATACTGATAAGGGGCGGCTGAATTGGCATTATTGTACGCCTGGCCTGTGATATCTCTACCATAGCCGGGCGGAATGCGCAGGTAATTATTACGCGTCAAGTACATACCAGTAGTAGTTGACGGACCGGCACCACAAAACTGAAGAGTTGAGTAGTGCGTGCGGTGGAGTATTGGACGCATGGATGAGATTGTTTCACCAGTGGTGATCATCCCAACATGCACATCGAGTTCAGTGTCATCTCGCGTTATGACCTCAGCAGATTGGAACTCACCAACCGAACCTGCATACTCGAAAACTTCAGACTGGATGTTTCCAGCGGGATCGCGAGTGGAGTACACTGTGGAAAGGGATTGCGGAGCCGCAAACATGAAATCTTCCCCAGCACGTACAAATGTGAGAACTGTAATCGTCGACGAAGTCGTTGGAGCAGAAAGAACGTTTTGAACCCGCATTGTAATCATACCATTGTAATAACGGCTGTCATACGTGTACGGGGGCGCGGGAACTGCATCTGACGAGATCGTCTGTGGATAGCTCTGAAATGGCACGACCTCTGAGTAAGGGGCTGTGGCCTTGTACGGTACCACAAATTCGACCTCGTCCTCGTGCTCAAGATCAACGACGCGTGAAAACGTAGTCGTCTCAGTATCTGTGTTGGCTGAAATGTCACCATTGGGATCATAAGATATCAGGACTCGTCCGCGATGGAACTTAGTCTTGACAAACTTAAATCGATAAATGATGGAACCTCGCCAAAATCTGAAATTGGGACTGAAATACGTCATCGGCGGCATTGTCCGAAAGCCACCAGCAAGGGACGCATAGTGGGGGTTGACCACAGCGCTGTACAACAAAGTGTCGATGCCATTGGACGTGGACCAATTGGTCGCCAGGATAAAACTATCGTGGCTCAACAATTCTGTGAATACCAAAGGATCCTTCTCCTTCACACCCGCTACTTCGCTAGAGACGGTAACTTCGTTCTTAGGATCTAAGCTCAATTTGTCAATCGGCATCCTTGTTTCCGAATTAGCGAAGGCGTGGAATGTTTTGTTCTGCATAGGCATGACATCATCAATAACAGGTGGATTGGAGTACCCGAACAGGCGAGCAACCCCGGCCACCATGTTGGCACTCATCTCAGTAGCCTTTGCAAACGGTCCAATGTACGGGGCATCGGCCAACTTCCCGGCTATCTTAGCCACTGCGGTTGCAGGGCCAGAAACAGTTCCGTCAGCTTCTTCGTACTCATCAGACTGGAATGTCCCAATCCAGGAACCACTCTGCATGGCACCTACCGTAGTAGGCCCCATAACCACAACATCTTCAGCCCATGCGTATAGGGCCACAGTAACTGATGAAGTGGCACCGTTGGCAGATCGTAGATCGGCGTATTCTATCATCTGTAATCGCCCCATATCCACAAATTGCGAGTAATCTGTAATCTCCAACCAATTGTGCTGCCACAGAAACGGTAAGACCATCTCCGCAGAGTCCATAATGGATGGTTCAATCCAGACACCCGGAACCTGGGACATAGGGATCAAATCAGCGACTGAAACGTAGTCACTCCGAACATCAGCCATGGGAAAATAACAAGCACGTAATGCACCGTAGTGAAACGGCGAACCGTTCACCAAAAACTTCAAATGTAGCTTGCACTTTATCTTACCATAGTTCTCCAACTTGTTCTTGATTTGGGCTGTGTTGAAATACAAGGCCCAGGGGTTGATCGGAGGGGGTGAATACGTACCAGTCTGATCCCACGTATAAGTCGCAATCCGCACGGGACGACTCAAGAAGCTAGCCAAGCCAGCAGCGGAATCAGCATCCTGATCGTAATTTCCAGATGCGAGAGAACTCGTATCAACCGTTTCAACATTTTCAGTATCATGGAAAACGATATTCTCCGCAACAACCTTTTCAACCTTTTCACCCCCGTTCGGAATCCACTCCTCAGACTGGAATTCCCCACGAGAGGCGAGTCGCCACTCTTGAACGCAGCGCTCCGGGGCAGTGGCGGCCACCACCGGAGAATTTTCGCGTGTTGTTGTTTGTGTTGTTTTGCTAGGTAATGTAACTGCATCTTCTGAGAGTGTACCCATTTCTCAGAGCAGGGTTGGTCATTTGTGGGTCAACAGCACATCCGTAAATACAGACTTCGGAGGATCGCTCCGAGTGGACCTCGCGGACACCCCTGGGAATGATTTTCTTCGACCTTACTATCATTCTTGGTAACTGCGTCCTTACGCCTACATTTTGGTTTTCACAAAGGTGGACTTTATAGGTTAAGCCCAAAGGGGAGCGATTTACGCATCGCACAAGCGGCACCTTCCGTCAGGCGCAACTCCCGACCCATTGGCCAGGTACTTCTCCACAAGCTCATCATACGTCGGAAACGTGGTAGCATATGCGGAAAGCTCTCTTCTCTCAACAATCGCTTGGAACTGCATCCTGCGCTTTTCAAACTCATCACGACCGTACATAAAGTACTCAAGCAGAGCACAGTACATCGAATCGCATGCGAGCTTCTGATCACACACCGTCTTTGAGGGAAGGTGACGCAACAGACTCTTGGCAATTGAATCATGTTCCAACTGTGCGACGAACGATCCTACATCTTCATTAAACACCCAAGAGCGCTTCAAGAAGGAGACCTTGTCAATCGGAAGGAACGGGACACTCTCAGCAGTTTTATCCGCCATAGTGTAGATCACTCCTATCTTTGCCAGTTCATTCTGAATCACACAGTGATTGAACATGTCTTTGAACTTGGGATCAACTCCCATGATATTGTCATCACCGTAAGTTAGCAAGCGGACGAATTGTCTGAACTTCTTCACTTCATTGCCACCCATTCTCCAGGCATACCGCATGTAAATGCTGTTCACCAGACAATTGATAATGACAGTGAGAATCTGCCCGGAGGGATTTGAACCCCAAAAGCAAACAAAATCTCCGTTGAATTCCGTCACAGGGAAACAGATGTCATACTTATTAGTTCTGATCTCGACCATAATCTCCTCTGGAATCCCAGCACGCTCCAAAAGCTGCTCAAGAATCCAAAATGCTGCAAGCATAAAAGTGGGATCCTGGTTCTTATCAAAGTATTTGAAATCTCCTGCAATCATCCACTCGGGTCCAAATTCTGTGAGCCAGTGGTAAAACTGGCACCACTCCACGGATGTGGCATTGGTCCCTGGGGCTGCCTCAAAAACTGTCTTATACTTCTGAATGACCCGAACAAGGGACAGATAATACTGTCGCATCACTATCCCCAACGGACCACTTCCTCCTGCAAAGATTCGCGTCTTCATGGCTAGGGCCTTGAGCTTTGAAATGACTTCGTCCTTCTGATGCGCTCGAAACACAGCATTGGAACGAATCCCTTGACGATACAGTGCTCTAATCTGTTCTACCTCGTCAAGGATCTCCTCGCTCATCTTCACGTAGTTCGTCCAGTGCTCATACTCGCCCAAATCTTCACAAAAATTTCGCTTGGACTTGTTCCAGGGGAATCCCATGGACGAGTTGAGGTTCATTCGATCAATGTACTTCACACCTGGTAAACCATTGACGGCCTCATCGACAGTCAAGATACGGACTTCATCAAGAGCTCCTTCAGGAAGCTCGTTCAGAATATCATCCAGGAAGGCCTGCGCACACTCATCTACAATCTGTGCGTTCACTGTGTGCTGCTGACCCATGATGTCAATCGCGGCTTGTCTCCAAGGCTGCCAGTGGTTTAATACTGGAGCGGCGAACTTGTCTTCATAGCCCAAATCTACGATATCATCGTAAATGTAGGTCTTGGACACATGCGACCGTCCTCCTGAACGGTGTGCCTTGTGTGATCCATAGACTGTTGCGGTCCCCTTTTCAATGTAACGAAATACACTCTTGGCATGGAGCTCATCCATGCTCTGCTTGACACCGCGAGGGCGGGGAATCTCAAAAGCACGAGGTACTACAAGTTCAGCACGCAATTGCTTGCGCGCTTCTTTCACATCTTCAACTGGAACATGAAGGGCCACAACCGCTTCCGTGAGACCACCAATGGTGTGCATCCCAAGCAACACGGGTCCCATGGGTGGGAATCCAATGTATGGGGAACCACATTCTCCGGAGACAGTCTTACGCTCACACTCACCTAGGAAACCAATGACTTCATCACTAGTACCTGGGGCATCCACAAAGTTGTGCAATGCCTTTACTCCAAGAGTACCAGTTTCTCCATTTTCCTCTCGTGTGACCATGACTCCATCACAGAATGTGCGGAAATCACGACTCACTAGAAGACCCTCCAGACTTGCTCTGGGTGGGATACATCTTATCCTGAAGAATACTAGATCCTCGCTCTCGCTAGGGTACCAGAAATCACCTGGATGGAGTGAAACTGAAAAGTTCTCGGACACGCCTGTCAACTGCGTAGATTGCGTAACCACGAATCTCACAGTCTCAACTGGGATACTATGCTTGTTGGTGACAAACAACTGTCCACCTAATGCCAGAATGCGGAACTTGTTCCCTCGCATCTTACCATCTTGCTCGTACAAGGATTTGACGAACATGGTGTTTCGTGCGACGCGCTGAATAATCTGCTCGCGAGGCAAAGCCTTCCACGATACTGTGAGAGGTCCGAAATCCTGCTCGGCTGGAATGAATTGTTCCTTATACCAGGGATTTGGTTGCTCATCTGTCTTGAATCCAGCTACGGTTGTTGGGACATCATCAGCTTGCTTGCTTCCCTTTTTCTTCTTCTTATCACCGAATATCCACTTGGAAAACTTGGCAGCTGTCGTGATTGCGATAATCATCGCAAACGCACCCACCACCTGGTGAATAATGAGACGACCAATGTCATTCCTCTGAATTTTGCGTAGCACTCGAGATGAGTTACGACCAATTCTGCGCATCATGATTCCCACCCATCTTGCCTCCATACGTAGGCGGTCAGATCCGGGTAGATCTTCAATCTTCCTACGGATGATATCTAACCACGATTCTTTCGGGGTGGACGGAAGGTTTAGGGAGAGAAGTCTGTTCAGCATCTCCTCCTCTTCGGGGGATGAAGTGTTCTGAGCTGTGTTGATCACGCCCTCCTTTGTCAAGAAATCAACCATATGGGGGATCACCATCTTCTTAGCATCATTCGTAAGATCACGAACGACTCCTCGCGCAACATCCGTCGCTGCGTCAGTGACGGCGCTCTTCAACTGCTTGTGCTTTGATCGCACGAATCTTCGCGCAAACCTAGCAATTGCAGGTGCCGTGACGCACGTAGCGGCCACGGCAGCTGCACCAAGATAGACATCTGTCTGCTGTTCACCTACAATACACGTGCACTGCGTGCTCGGTCTGTAGCATGTCTTACACAGTACAATCTTCCGCATAGTGGCCCCGGATTCACGCATACATTTCTGCTGCGCGCGGAATTCGGTGGACACCTTCGAAATGAAAGCCATGTACTCGTAGATGTTGTCTGTGGTAAGCAGATGTTCAAACTTGGGGATCTGGTGTTCCCTGGTACTCTTACTGTCTGCCACGGCACGCTCCACCACAAACTCCCACATATCAGGATATTCGCCTTCAGTAAGAGGGGGCACCTTAGCACCATCTAGCATGCGCTTTTCTGGTTCTGGTACGACTCCTCCAATGAGGATCGAATACTCAGGTTTCAGTGTGACGGTGACAATTAAGTTCCACCGCCGCAAGATTGCCAGAGGATTGTTGTAGTAGGCATGGGCATTCAGGTGCTTCGTATTCGTAGAAGCTTGAAGCAAGTCGCAGATCACAGGTGTTTTACCTTTGTCTGCCAAGTCAGCTTGGGGAGGACAGTACGCAGCATTATTTCTAAGCTGTAGCACCTCTCCCATTGAGGGATCCAAACCCAAATTTGGGTTGAGATTGGCGATATCATCAATGATGATCGACCACATTTGGGACATAAAGCCCGAAAAGTACTCATCCGCGGCAATACGTGTGTACTTGTACTCATCGTCGGGCGGCAAATCGTGCGTCTTGGCGAAATGAAGGTGCGTCAAATCCTGCAAAGTAGACTTCGCCAAACTAGAACCTCCATAATACAAAATGGAAAATGGGGCGTCCCGCGATGCGCGAGCTGCCTTCTTCGTAAACTCTCCCGCCTGGATGATCTCAAGTTCGCTAAGAAGCTTCTTGACACCCACTACGACGGTCTTGTCCTTCTCATACTTCACAATGGCACGTCCCTTGTCAATTGCATCCTGCAACTTACCAAGGAACTCATGGTAGGAAAAACCACATGCATCTGGATTGTGCAGAGATTGGGACTTGGCCTTGATGTCGTAAACTGAATCCGACCAGGCTGCATACGTATGACCGCCAGCTATCAGAGGACTCCACGTGCCTGTATGGTAACAATCCACAAGGCGCTCCAATAATGAGGTCACCGCATCGAAAATTGATGCTAGAAAACCAGTCTTGGAGGAGTATTCCTTCTGCAGCGCTTCGGCTTCTGCCTTCGAGTAAAAGAACTCATCAATGCCGTAGCCGATCTTGGTCATCGTAGCGAAAGAGATGGTATACATCAAGATCTTACGAAACTTGTCTAGTAGTGGGTGCTTGGTGCACGCATGTGCTTTTGACACCAACTGACGAAGCTTAGAAAAGATGTTAAGGTGTCCATCGTCTGTCTGCTGTTCGCCGACGCCAGAGAACAAAATGTTCTTGACCTTTGACACAACCTCGGCTATCATGGCACAAGCAGACTTACCCGTGTAAGACTTGAGGAATTGCACGATAGCAATCGTGAAATCCTCAACGTCCCTCGCTCGGAAAATTTGCCTGATACACAACAGTACAGATTCGACGAGGTTGACATCAACATTCTTGAGGGAAAATCCTCCTTCAGTTGGTTCATCCTCATCCTTACCGAGATATGTGTCCCACTCATCCAACTCTGGAGGTAGATGCGCAACCGTAGGGCTGCCTACTGCTGGAGTAGGAAAGAAGGCGCTGATATCCATCAACATAGGATCCTCTGGGGTCTCATCTTCGTCGTCCGACGAATCTTCATCCCCGGTCTGCAACAGACCTATCGAGGACAACTTGCGTTGCATAACATCGTACTCACATTCGAGCACGTGGGAATAGATCCGAAATGGGTCATTGATAGCAATATCCTTCATGGTTGTTCGTGGGAAAATCTCGTGAATCATATTGGTTGTATCTGAGTCTTGAAAAGTATGTTTATCGTCACAACTTGATTGACTATCCTAGAGTATGCTAGGCCACTCCGCTCGGCTTTTACGTGCGGATATAGATACAAATGGTAATTCCATACATCGCTGGCACAGATATGCAGCAGCGTGGAAAGTCAATAGGCAAAGGAACGTTAAATCTAAGAGGTTCCAACTTTCGACCAGAGGACAGAATGATTACTGTCTTGGCTTATACCAAACCTACGCGATCATTACCATTTAATATCGCTTTCAACCACAATAATGGATTTTATAATATAGAAATAATATACAAAGATTTTTTATTTTTCGTCCATTACAGTGTGTGATGATTTTCAAAACGATGAGTTAACCATCAACTCATTTGCACTCTTTTTTATATTTTAATAACTGTTCTTATACGGATTTACGTCGTTGACTACACGGCTTAGAACAGCGGGTCAGTGACCCTATTTTATTGAACATATAAGGGGGGTGAGTATTTATTCATGCGCTCTCCAGCGCGTAAGAAATAAAATACGGAAACCTAACATAAGTCCATCCTATGTATGGCCAGAATTCTTACTAGTAGCAAATATAAGCATGGGGTCGGACGGCCGCTCCGACACCCGCCGGGGGAGCCGGGCAACCGGGGAACCCGCGGGACGAGGAGGGAAACCTCGGAGGGGCCGGCAGCC